CGATGAAGCGTCACGAGAACATGTGGGTTAACCCCCGCATCTATTGTGATGCCCCTCAACGGCTCTAGCAGTACTCTTTCGAGAGTGCTGAGGGCACCTACTTCGGTGACGGTTAGTAGCCGGCCAAAGATAGGTGTTGCATAGCGCCTTATAAATTTAGAGTCACTCAAGGATATGAGTGATCACTATTTAGTCTCAGCGTATCATTACATAATGACGTGTTGAGATCTAGGTAGGTGATTTATAACTACCTGTGCCACGCTTGTCGGGGTGGCCCCCAAATGGGAACTTGATCTCGAGTAACCAGGAGGGACTAATCTGTAATCAGAAGTAGTAAACCCTACGGACTGATCACCCTACCCTCTAGGGGGTTGCCTGTAGCCTCGGTGGGCAAAGCGCCACCGGGGGGACTACGGGTCATTAGATCTCAAATCAAAACAAAATAATGAAATGAGAAACTTACTTAAGGCTTCAACAAAATTCTTCAAGAATCTGTCGCTGCGTTTAGGTAAGACTAATGACTGGCAACGTGCTCTTACGAGCACACGGAGTATGATGGGGTACCTTAATCGGGTCCCTATCCTACTCCTAGGGAGATCAGGTCGAACTTGAGTTCTTGGTTCCCTTGCCTTTGCTCGGTTTGCACTTCGTCTTAGATCCCAATCTGGGTCCAAGGGTCTGGCAGTAACCTTAAAGGTTTCTCATACCATCCTCGTTAAGAAGATGGCTGGGTCGCCTCTTAAGGGTTGTGCCAGTTCCCTTGGCCATAGAGTTGGGATGACTCGGTCGGGGTTGCCACGCTGATTCCCAAAAGGGGTCAGGGTTGCAATCCTGAAGGGTGATCTTAGAGTTGCGAGGGTATGGTTAACCTTTTGCAATCTCTATAGAGTCGTGGATTTCTTAGGAAAACCTAAGTTGTCCACTATTACTCTGCCCGGCCGTACGTTTAATGCGATGCCCTACTTTGACTTTGTTCCGATTTTCATTCATAAGCTTAATGCTCGTAAATGAATCTCAGGAAGAGAGATGAAGTGGGAGCCTCGCCTTATTACTAAGGCCGGACCCGGGTCTGTAGGACCTACGGTCAAGCGGCAACCTCCCATCAAGGCTTATAACTCCACTGGAGCTATAGTCTTCCAAGCTATTGCTTTTAATCAGCCGCAGCATAAAGAGCTGTTGGCTGTATTTAAAAGACTGGCCTCTATGTGAGGTCAGGATAGTTTGGTAGCAAAGATGGAAGAGGTTGTCGATTGATCTAGTCCGATAAGACGCCTGGTCCTCTGAGCCCCCACTTACTTAGGTAAGCTGGGGGTTAAGGAGGAGCCAGGGAAAGTGCGTGTGTTTGCCATGGTAGATTGGTGAACTCAGATGCTCCTACGTCCTCTTCACAAGTTCCTCTTTGGTATTCTTCGGAAGATACCACAAGATGCAACTTTTGATCAGGACAGGGGGGTATTGGATGGGGTAGAGATGTTGGAAAGGACCGGTTTTGCCGGCTCTTACGACCTCTCTGCTGCCACCGATAGACTGCCGGTTCTCCTGCAGTCGCGTCTGATTGATGCCTTCTTCCCTGGAACGGGTCAGCTCTGAGCGGAGCTGCTCGTAGGCCGTCTTTATAGTCTTCCTTCGAAGCTTAGAAAGATAGGGATGAAACTTCCCAAAGCAGTGCGTTATGAGGTTGGGCAGCCAATGGGCGCCCTCTCCTCATGAGCAATGCTGGCCTTAACACACCATTTTATTGTGCAATTTGCGGCGTTTCGGGTCGGACATAGGGGGTGATTCTCGTTATACTTGGTACTCGGCGACGATATCGTGATCTTTGATCGACGAGTCGCCTCCGAATATCTGAGTGTAATGAAGGACCTTGGTGTGGGTATCAATTTGGTTAAATCCGTCGTATCTAATGATTCGTTCGAATTTGCCAAAAGATTCTACACTAAGGGTGTCAACCTTTCTCCGGTGTCTTTCAAAGAATTGGATTTAGCGGGAAGCTCCATTGAGGGGCTGATCCTGCTTTACTCCCGTTTCGCGAAAGACCCGAGAAGAATTTCCCCAATTGTCCGTCTCCGTGGTTATGGTTATAGGACGTTAGGTTCTTTAACTAAGAGACTGGATGAAATTCCACGTCATCTTAGATTCCTAATTGTCTTCTTAACCATGCCCGGAATCTCTTCTGTGTCTTGAGACCGGTTCGTAGACTGGTTCGGTATGACCTCTTTGGGTCGTACCAAACTGCCAAACCCCCACTCTCTTTATGATGTTGTACTAGGGCTGTATCGTAAGATGCGGCCCGAAAGCGACCTATCGACTCTTACACCAAGAGCGATATGGGCGTGTACACTTCGTGGTCTGGGTCGGGACGACCCAGCCGATAAAGAGGTGAAGGGTGTGGTACGAATCCGGGATTGACGTATGGAGTACCTCGAGTCAACGCTCGACTCCTTATTCTGGCCACAGCAATTGGCGTATGTCGAATCACATCGTGAATCGGATGCGCTAATGCATAAGCTGGATAAGGGTGTGCCGGAGGTGGGTGACTTGGATGACCTTGAAAGGTTTATCCATGACATGTTTGAATGGGATAGTAAGAATTCTCTTACTCCTGTTCACATCAATATTCACGAATATCGTAATATTGAGCCACACCGTGCACGGGTTGGTAGATGACTACGTTGATGGTCACTATCCCGTACGTCAGCGAAGAGTTAGTTCTCTTCGTTATAGCAGAAGAGGCCTGATATAGGCGACAAAGACCCGGTGATGCTCTCACTTCACTTACACTAGTACTAGGTACATGGGTTAACCTGATTTATTACTCCTCTTCCGAGGATATCAGGGAACGGGTGTGGGCAAGGCCCCCACCCTCTCCGAGCTGAAGAGCCGGACCCCCACTAGCAAAGGAAAGTGTTATGATGTTGCGGCTGGGCCATAGGTCCAGCTGCTTGGTGTTTGCTGATCCTGGTTATGTCAAGTAACCAAGATCTCAGGATAGTGGGATTGCACACCTCACTATAGACCTGACTCCTGAATATTGTCATATGACAATTCCTCATCAGTTGGAGGGCGAAAGGCAGAGCCTTAAGCAAGCAAAGTCAGGTTTGACCTGACTGCCTGGACCCCGACTGATGAAGACAGTATAGCTAGTCAACCGTGGGTGGGGTGAAACCCCACTCCGATCGTATCACATTCTTATCTCTGCGGATCGGTCCTTTAGTTTGAAACCTCCCCCTTTGAGGGGTTGCTATAATAGCTAGAGGAACTAACCGAAACCTTAATCCAAGGGGACTCAAGACTCAGTTTGATCGCTGAGGGCGAGTCTCCGGGAGGAGGTGTGACAGCAAATCGTTGCAAGAGCGATTCTGCATCCCAATTGTGTTATGAGAGCAGTTGTTCTACCTTGTTCGTAAGATTTATTACTTGCGAGACCTAGTCTAGGCTGGGGCGTAGAGCCGCCAAGCGTTCGAAGCGTAGGCGAATAAAGCTGTGGGCAGTCACTCTTGGGTGCAGATGGAGGAGACAAGCCTTTCTCCCATGTCCGATCCTGACACTTCAGTGTCGGGACAGGGTGTGGGGCTGGTCAAAGGCCTCCAGTAGCACGCTGTTAAACACGGTCAGCCCACGAATTGGCTGAGTGCTAGCTGATGAGGATACTCATCGTGACAATATGTCAGAATTTATACGCATCTAAGCGCCATGGGCCGTCATAACATAG